CGCATGTTCCGGGGTACATTGAAACTGAACACGCTTCTTGCCACATTGCAGATGGTCGATCACATCTGCGATGTGGCAATTTATCTGTCCGACGATGAGCTGCACGACCTGTCCTGGAGCAGCTTTGTCAGCACCGTCAAAGAGCCGGAGCTGGTGCAGTACCTGAAGGAGCGCAATCTCTACATCAATGAGCCTGTGGAAGGGGAGGGGGAAGTCTGATGTGCTGCTTGTTTGGAATTTGCGACTACGGCCATAGCCTGACCGCCGCGCAGAAGAAGCGTCTTGTCTCCGCGTTGGCCATCGCCAGTGAAGATCGCGGTACGGACGCCACCGGCATTGCCTACAACCACAGCGGCCATCTGACAGTCTACAAGCGCCCCTATGGGGTCAAGAATAATCAGCCGCGCCCCGGTCTGCATGATGGCTTTCTCAATGCGTTCATCGGATAGGGATAGCTCGCGCTTGGCTTCGTCAATGACAAGTACCCGGTCAAGGTCGGCGGCGGCTTCGATAAGGCGGGGCTTGACGGTATCTCCCAAACCGTCCTCGGCGGTCTGGTAAATCACATTGAACGGGGGCAAGGGCTGTCCTGTGGGAAGCTCGCGCCCGGTGGTGCAGGCGGCGGCAAGGCGCAGCGCAAAGGTGGTCTTTCCCTCACCGGGGTTGCCCTGTACTATCGTAACCTTTCCAAAGGGGATATAGGGCTTCCATAGCCATTCAACCGCCTGTGTGTCAACCTCGCTCATGCGGATATCCCTGCGGCGGCCGTAGTCGGAGAGGAACTGCCGCCCCAGCTTCTTCACGTCGCCGGGGCGCACGCTGGGCGTCTCGGTGCGCCGCATCTCCCCGCGCCACTTGGCCACGCGCTCAGTGAGCACCTTGTTCCGGTTTTCCAGCGCCCGCCGCTCCTTCTTCAGCTCCCGCACTTCCTGCTCCAGCTCCGTGGCGGATTTCAGCTGAAATTTTCCGTTGACTTTTTCGCCAGAAGTGGATATACTATCAGTAGAAGGTTTTGGCGGTAATACCTCCGAATGCGTTTCCGCAGAGAAGGAGGCTGCGCTGATTACCTTCTTTTTTTGCACATCCAGCAAATCATATAGATAAGATTTCCCATCCGCATCATTGCGGATCAGCAGCGTTCCGCCGTAGACTGTATAGTGGTCTACGGCTTTTTTTGCGTTCAGGATTGGAATAGCAAATTCTGTATCATACCGATACCAGCCGTTCCGTGCGTCCTTGGCATGCTTCGGCTTTACATTTTCCCGCCACTCACCGTTTTCGGCCAGCAATAGCATCTCGTCCAGATTAGTGGCCGCCTGCATTTTCACATCACGCAATTTCGAGAGCATACTTTTTGTATATTCCGAACTGCGATATTCTCCCGGCAAATCCTTGCCGACATATACAGGCTGCGCGTCCATCAGAATCGTGGAAAACGGATGGTCTGTGTTTACCAGCGTTTTCAAATATGCCTCTGCTGCCTTAAAGTCCCGCGTATCATTCTGGGTGTCGATAACGGTTATAAGCCGTCCATCGATGTTCTTGATCTGATACCGTCCCTCACCGTCGCCCTCGCGGGCGGCGGTTTTTGCTTTCTGCGCCCTGTTCTTAAATGCTTCATGCAGCTCGCGCAGCTCATTTGTGTAGGCCGCGAAATCGTGAAATACTCCTGTGCCTACGCCGCTGGTAAACAACTCCGTCTTTCCAGCCGCAATGTGTCCGTATATGGTAGCGTTGAACTCGTCGTACAGCCGCCTGGGGTCTGCCGTTTCAACAGTCGTTCCCTGATGGGCCGCCACATGATCCAGCAGAATACGGGTCACAGTGTCGCTCATATTGAGCATCTCCGGTGTGCGCTCAACAAAATCCATATACGGTGCGAAATTCACCTGCCGCATGACATGAGTGATCTCATGCGCAGCAAGCATCCCGCGATTCTGCTCCGGCATCGTCTCGCGGAAATACACCTGCCCACGCACTGAAAATGCAGGGGCCGCACCCTGTCCTCTGTTTTTGTCCCACACGGCATCTGATACCACAAAACTGGGCACTTTGTAATCTACCGCTATTTTCTGTTCCTCATAGGCAACGCTGCCCTCTTTCGGAACAATGAGGCCGCCGTTTACCCATGTACGGTACGGTTTTTCTCCAAAGGCTGTGTCTCCTTCTCCGTATCGTCCAGCAGCAATAGAAAATCTTCCGCGAACGTTTTGATCGTCTCCTCGTCCGCCTGTACGCCCTTCTCCTTTGCCGCGTCCATAAGCTTCCTGGTCAGCTCGTCCTTCTCGTTCATGTAATGCGTCCTCCTTTGTCGTTCTGCTTGTAACCATTATAGCACGTTTTCCCGCCGCGTCATAGGCTTTCTGCCACAATGCCGCGCACTGCTCCAGTTCGGCCATGCTCTTGCCGTAGGCATCCTGTGCGGCCCTGTCCTGCGCCGTCTTGCTGCGGAACAGAGACTTCACCTTTGCGATAAAGGCTTTCAGGGCGTCCAGCAGCTTTCGGGCCCCGCTGCGGTTCTCCTTGGCGAAGTCCTCAAATAGATTGCCGTTTTCCATCATGTCGCGGGTGAAGTCGGCGGCGATCTCGTCCATGGCCTCCTCCTGCGTCAGCTTCACGCCCGCTTCCTCGGCCTTGGCCATATACGCCACCACATACGCCGCCGCGCCCTCCTCGCCGGATTCCCGTGCGCGGTAACTCATGGCATGGTCACGGTAGGCGCGATACTCCTCCGGCGCCAGCTCCTGCATGCGGTGCGTCACCTCGTGGGCCGCCACAAAGCCGAAGGCGTTGTCCGCGTCGGCGGCGATCTGAATGAGGTTCTTACCTCCGATGTACACGCCGTTGGCCTTGCCGCCGGAGATCGTGTCCACCATCTCGATACGCACGCCCAGATTCTTGCCCAGCGTGTTCAGCAGCGCCGCCGTACCGGCCTGCTCCTTGGCCATCTTCCGGGAATGTTCGTTATCCACAAGGCCGCTTTCGCTGCCCGCGCTGCTCACGAAGTCCAGCCCCGCCTTTTCACGGGCAAGACTGGCCGCCGCGTCGGAAAGACCCGCCTCATAGGCCGCCGTCTGTACGCTCTGGGGCAGTGCGCTGGCCGCCGCGTTCTTCACGTTGGCAGCAGATTCCCGCCGCAGGCCCGCCTGATACAGCGCCGTAAAGCCAGCCTGTACCTTGCCCTTGCTCAGTGTGGTGTTGATCTTCTCTGCTTTGGCCCATGCCGCGCTGCCAGATTCTCCCAGACCCATGTCGCCCATGGTGGGAAACTCTGCTTCCGTTGCCAACCGTCCCTGTTCATAGGCGGCGCTGCGCTGCGCCTCGCTCAGATCGTCGGCAAATGTCCCTCGCGTCATTTCTTCCACGGGGATGCCAGCCCGACCTGCTTCATACGCCTGCCGCATTCCCAGCAGATACCGGCTCACGTCGCCGCCGGTGTAGGAATCCACAAACACCTGCGCCGCCCCGGCGTTCTCCGCTGTGTTGATAGCACCTTCGTAGAGGTCGGCGGTCTGCTGATCCTTGAAGCGCACGTCCTTGGGGTCTACCGTCTCACCGCTCTCCAGCTGCACCTTGCCGTCCTTTACCACAGAACGGATCTGTGTATCGGTGTCATGGTAGGTGGTGCGGCCATCCTCGCTTGCCTGATAAGCCCCGGTCACACCGGACTGCTGCCGTACCTGCTGCATGGCGTCCTGATACCGGCCCTGCGCGGCGGTCTGAACGGCCATGTTGCCGCCGCCCATAATGCCACCGGCCAGCGCACCGGCGCCGAAGTCCAGCGCAATGTCCTTGATCGTCTCGCCCACGACCTTCTGCTGTGCTTCCTGATAGCTCATGCCGCCCGCCATATATACGGCGATCCTCTGCTCCACGTCGGCCATACCGCCGTTGATCACCTTATCCCACCACAAATTGGCAAGGTCGGTGAACATCTCCTCGCTTCCCTCGATACCACCCTGAATGGCGGCATTTTTCAGCATTCCGGCCAGCTTCTGCTTTGCCGTGCCCGTGGGCAGCTTCATGTGGATCAGGCTTTCCAGACTTACCTTCTCAAAGAAGCTTTCCATCACGCCCGCCGCCACACCGGTGACAATAGCGTGGCCATCGTCCAGTCCCCGCTCCTTTGCGGCCACCATCGCGTCGGTGGCCGCCGCGCCGCCCAGCGTGGCCGAAGCCGCCGCAGGCGGAACGCCCAGCGCCGCCAGTGCCACCGTGGCTGCGCTGTCCAGCATAGACGTACCCACGCCATACGCAAACGCCGCCACGTCGCCGTGGTCATACTGGAGGTTTTTCGTCACCTCGCCCCGCACACCGCTGGCGTAGGCATAGGGCAGCATGGCCGGGGAATGGTAGTCCGCCGGGGTATCGGGATTCCGAAGCTTTTCCATCGCCGTGTATACCGTGCCGATGCCGCTCAGAAGGTTGGCAGGGACGGACAGCAGCGTGCCGCCAATAGGCGACTTCTCGCCCTCATTCCGCGCCATCTCCTGTACCTTGGCGTACCGCTCCGCATTCTTCTCCCGCTTGGGAATATTGCGCTGATAGTTCACCAGCTGGGAAAGCTCGTCTTCCGAGAGACCGGACGCCAACAGTGTCTCCCGCGCAGCAACCTTTCGGTCATAGTCAGCCTGCGCCGCGGCGGCCGGAACACCCTCTGTGCTTGCCAGCACTTCCAGCGCGGTGGTCTGATCCTTCGTCAGATTGTCCAGCGCATCGCGGCCCTTGATATCATACTGGATACTCTCGGCTTTGTTCAGGTCGGCCTTCATCGCGGCGTAAGTACGCTCTGCCTCCGACTTTTGGGGATTGTAAGCGCCAAAAGCGTGAATATTATAAGGCTCCTTGCTCTCCTGCGCCTTTTTCCCGGCCTGCTCCACCTTTGTGCGGTAGTCGTCCAGATCAAGCCCCGCCAGCCGCCGGTACTCCTTGACATACGCCTCCTGCTGGGCCTGCTCATCCGCCAGCTCCTTGGCGGTTTTCTGCCGATCCCCCGCAAAGGAGAATCCCCCCAGAAACGTACCGCCGGGAGACATGACCCGCCGTCCCGTTTTCTTCGGCGTCTCGGCGGACGGGGCGGCGGGGGTGGAAACCGTCCGCGCCGCCCTGTTCTGTGCGTCGATCTCGGCTCTGTCCGGCGACGTGGCATACTGCACATATGCCTCGTTCAAGCCGGAAGCGCCGTTTTTCTCGATATGCTCCTCCAGAATGGATTTTTTCTTGTTTTTTTGCAGCGCCTTGTATTCATCCATCATAGACATGGGCGTTTCCTCCTTACTTACTCAGCGCTTTCCGGATATCTGCCTGAACGGTATCCTTGGTAACGTCAACACCGCGGCTTCTCAAAACAGCTTCCACCTGTGCTTTCGACATACCGGAAGCAAACGCATCCATCAACTCGCCGAAGTTATAGCTTCCCGAAGTGGTATTGCTGCTCTTTCCGTTACTCTTGCCGCTGGAACTCCCGCTGCCGCTGCTCTTTGCCGCCGCAGCCGCCTGTGCCGCCTGCTCCTGCTGCCACCGGAACTGCTCCAGCTGCAATTGATACTGCCGATCGGCGTTCTCCTTCTCCAGCTGGTAATTTCTGTCCGTGTTGAACTGGTTCCACTGCTGGAGCCACTGGTTATACCCCCGGTCATAGGCAGTGTCCGCGTTGCCCTGGGCATAGTCACGTTCCGTCAGCCACTGGTTGTAGGCGTCCCGGTACTTGCTGTACTCATCGTCTGCCAGATCACCCAGCATGCCGTACTGCTGCTGCATCCGGTCGCCCTCGTCCTGATACTGCTGATAGGCCATCTGGTACAGCTCCGGCACCACATCATTCAGCTGCTGCAAATAGGCGTCGTACTGCTGCTGGCCCACCGCCTGCCCGTAGGTGCTGGCATAGCCGCCCGTCAGCGCCGCCGCCTGCCCCATGGTGTCCATCATGGCCATCCGGCCCTTTTCGGCGTACTGCTTGGCATACTGCTGGTATAGCTCGTCCTGATTGATGTCATACCGGAACTTGTCCCGGTTCACGATCCGGTCATACAGGTCTTTCAGCTGATCCTCGTAGCTGTTGGCGTAGGTGGGGGCGTTCTTCTGGGCCTCCAGCAGCGCCTTCAATGCCTCCTGATACGCCTGATCCCCCGCCGCGTCATAGGTAAGCGTCGGGGTTTTGGACGTGGTGGTGCGCGTTGTCGGCCGCACCGTGCCTGTGCTGCTGGGCACCGTGCTTTTCCCGGTGGTATTGCCGCTGTTCCCATACAGCGCCCCCTGCGTGTTTTTCCCGGCAACACCGTCAACGGAAAGCCCCATGTCCTTCTGATATTTCTTCACGGCGGCGCTGGTGGACGGGCCGAACTTGCCGTCCGCGCCGCTGCTGCCCACGTCATAGCCCGCGCTCATCAGCGCGTTCTGGAGCTTGCGCACCTCCTCGCCGCTGGAGCCGATGGAAAGCTTGTTATATGTCGCCATTGGTCATCATTCTCCGGAATTTTTCCATTTGCCGATGCAATGGATGTGAACATCGTTGATTATCACGCTGCCGCCGTAGCTTTGCCACACACGGTAGTTCACGGCGGCAGCGGTGACAGCGCATGCCTGCGCGTTCGCGTAAGTGTTGGTCAGGGCATTGGCGGTACAGCAGACCGGCGCAGCGGCAAAAACGCCATCCGGCAGATCCACAGAAGCGTCTTTGATATTGTCCGCACTGAACACGCCGTCCTCCACCTCTTCCAGAGAAACAGCCCCTAAACTGCCGGAGTGCCACCATGCTTCCGAGATCCCGCTTGCCCACTTGCGGTATGTCCAGCTGCCGCTTTCGCCCTGCTCGATCACAACATCTTTCAGGTTGCCCGCCGAAACATTGCCGCGTATCTGCACATTTCCGTTCGCGTGGATATCCCACCACACTGCCAGCACATCATCATACTCAGCAATCTGCCCGAAAGCAGCGCCCGTTCCTCCCGCTTTCAGGTGGAAAGCCACGGATTTGGTAGGAACCATCTGCTCGTATACCGTCTCCGTACCAAGGGCGTCCGTTACCTTCAGCCTGACGATGTAGCTCTTATCATCGTTTACCTCCGTGCTGTTGACCAGTTTCGGTATGCCGCCCTGCATGGAAACGTCCGCGCCATAGGAGGAAGCACCGGACTGCTTATATGCGCCTTTCAGCTCCGCGCTGTTCTTGCCATTAAGCCCCGTGTAGTTGATCGTGCCTTTTGCGCACAGGTATCTGCCGTCATTTTTGGGCTGCATCTGGCTGTCGCTGCGGAAAACGGAAATGTCCGTGATCGTGGGCGGCGCGTAGTCCAGCAAAGTGATCGTGTGGTTTTCGGTCGTGCTGAACCCTCTGCTGTCTGTTACTCTCACAATGATAACGGCAGACGTAGCGGAGAGGATTCCCGTCTTGGCCGCATTATCCACCGCCGCCGTTGTAAAGCCGCCGTAGGTCACAGAAAACCCGCTTACCGAAGATCCGTATTTCGGAGATACCTTGGACGCGTCAAATGTGACAACGGCCTTGGAAAAGCCCTTTAGTCCCGGTCTACCGCCAGCGCGAACCCGGCCACCGCCGTACCGTTCTGCGTCCGCCGCAGCTCCGGATCACGGGTCAGGCGTCCCATGATGAAAATCTTGTTCAGCATTTCTTATCCTCCAGTCTGTACTCGGCGAAGCTCACGCTCTCGCCGAACCTGTTTTTCTCTGATACCATCCGCTTCCGGATGGCGTGGCCCGCTTTCTTCAGATCCCAGATTCTCGCGCCCAGCCGGTAACAGCCAAACTCCCTGGCCGCGTCCAGCTGGGTAATGGGGCCTACATCCCGCATATACCGCAGGATTTTCTCACACTGTGTCATAGGGTCTCCTATAAGTAGCTCTTGCCGAACGCCCGGATGAACTCCGCTTCTGTCCAGCCCTGTTCCTGCATGATCTTCGCCTGAAACTCCCGGCGCAGGCGGCGCATCACGTCCCCGTCCCGGTGGACGGCGTGTTCTCCGTTCCGGTGGCACGCATTGCCGCACAGGTCGACAACAGCGCCGTATTTCTCGCTTTTCTTCCGGTCGGCGTGGTTCCCGCCGAACACATGGTGCCGCTCCAGCGGGTCGGCGCTGCCGTTTTTGCGGCAGAAATAACACCGTCTCTCACCCATTCATCAATACCTCCGTTCCGTCAGGTACATACTCCGGGCAGTAATGGATGGCGAAAGATGTGACCTCGCCCGCATTCCCCTGATATTTCGTGGTGGGGGTCGCGTCCCAGCCCTTCACAGGCTCCGGGTACTTCTGCGACCAACTGCACCCTCCGGCGTAGTTCCGGCACGTCCAACATGGTTGTGGATGGCCGGGGCGGCGGTCTGCCTTTCTCCTCGCCTTACAGCCGCAGCTGTATGCGCCTCTCAGATTCCGCGCCAGTACCACCCGCGTCTTGCCGCAGTCGCACACGCAGAGCCATTTCGGCCCATCCGGCCCCGATCCGAGGCAGTGGTCGACCACCAGCATCCCGTGCCGCTCTCCTGTGTGGTCAGTGCGGCGCGAACCTGTTGTGCCGCCCCGGTGCAGTTGCTTTCCCGGTGTGAAGGTCGCTTCCGGCGTCCACCCCCTGTCCAGCCGATTCCGTAGCGTCTTTTGCGGCAGATTCAGTTCCTTCGCCCATTGCCGCATGGTCAGAGACTTCCCGTGGGCGGTATAGATTTTTGCTGTGCTCATACGCTCACCTCACCCCAGCGGGACACAAGCGCGTCCAGCTCTCTGGGCGTCATAGTTTCGATGCCATTTTGTTTGCAGTCCGCCACCACCAACTCAATGAGCTGTGACATCTGAGCCGTGTCGTAATCGCTGGAAGATAGGTAAGACCGGACATTGTGATAGCCCTTGATGTTGCGGCACGGCCCCATGTCCTCGATCATCCGGCCAATATGGCCGCTGCACCAGACCTTTTCCCATGCGTCAATGCGATCCTCCCGTACCGGCACCACCTCATAGCCGCCGCCGATATCGGGGATATACGCCCGGTAGATGCCCTCCGGCTCGATCTTCAGCTTGTCCGCCAGCCGATTCACCAGCACCCAGAAATAGGCGTTGGCGTCCAGACTGCGGCCCTTACGCTTCAACGTCAGGTTGTATTCCTTCCCGGCTTTCAGGCTGTCGCATACGTTCATGGCCGTCTTGTCGCTGCCCACCCGGAAGGCCAGCCACGACCCGTCGCCGTCCCGCAGCCACCGGGCGGCGTCCACCGTCACCTGCTGCATGGCACTTCCTCCTTTCGGGGCCACCGGCCTGTTTTCAGGCACGTGGCCAGATACCGCAGCCGGGGCAGGTATTTCTCCTCCACCCACGTCTCGTCGTACTCGATGGGCCACAGGCTGATCCTGCCGGGATCGACAGGCAAGAAGAAGTTCTGCTTCTCCGCCTCGCCGACCGGATAGGCCGCGATCCGGCACATCTTCCGCCGCCGCAGGCCCCACCCACTGGCGAACATCTCCACCTGACACTGCATCCAGTAGGCGCGGCTCACCTTGAAGGGAGCCTTGCTGTAGGTCTTGACCTCCGTAACGGTCTGGGCATCGTCCCCGTCGTAGTTCACCCGCAGCCGCAGGGCGTAAACCTTGATCTGGCGGTCGCGGGTCTTTACCCCCATCGCGTCCAGAATCTTGTGTTCATAGGCCGTGCCCGCCTGCATGGCGGCGTTGGTGTAGTGATCCTGCCGGATGCCCAGCTTCACCGCCCACCACTTTCGGAACGTCTCCGTCTCCCACGATCCCATGATGGTGGCCGTGTCCGATGCCCCGAACCACCCGCTCCTGTCCTGATCGTGGATCACAGCTTGCTCACCGCTTTCTCAAGGCCGTCCAGCTTGGCGAAGTAGCCCATCAGCTGGTTCAGCTGCTTGTCGTTGATCCGCAGGGCGGCCAGCAGGTCTTTGTGATCCAGCCCCGCCTTTTCCTTGGCGGTAATGGCCCGCTCCAGCCGCTCCCGGATGGCCCAGATGCTGTGGCGGCTCAGATCGTCCTCGCCGTCGTCCCCGTCGCCGCTCTCGGCCCACAGGTCGAAGCCCAGCCCCGTCCGCAGGCCCACACCCTTCACGAAGGCGCGGGCCTGCGCGTTGGAAATACGCAGCTGGTTCAGCGTGTCCTCATAGACCACCAGCGCCCCGTTCAGCAGCGGCGTGTCCATGTTGAACACCAGCTCGTCAATATGGATCTCCACGCTGACGAACCAGCATTGCGTCTTGTAGCCCTTCCGGGTGGTCACGTCCGCTTGCGGCCATAGATAGGTTTTCGTCTCCGGGCAGACGCGGGGCGTGAACCATACGTCCTTTGCGCCATGCTCGTGCAGCAGCTTCACGCACTTGGCCCAATTCAGATAGGGGATATCCACCACGTTTCCGTTGTCGTCCTTGGCCTTCCGCGTCTCGCAGAAAGGCCGTACATCGACCTTAATCAGTTCTTCAAAGGGTAACAGTGCCATTTTTCTTTGCCTCCTCATAAATTTTCTTCAAATCCGCCCAGCTGTTGCCGTCCAGCACATCGTCCAGCCAAGCCCCTTCCGTGTCGCCCAACTCCTGAGCGCCTTTTTCAAACAGGTTGATGATGGCGATCCTCCGACAGTCCGGGCAGAGATACCATGTCTGGTAGTGCTCTACAAAACCGCATTCATCCCAGCTGGAATAGCTGTCGCAGATATCGCAGGGATAGACCTCTTCAAAGTCGGTGTCGCCGCAGCAGGGACACACCTTCGCCCCGTGGCCTTTGTCCCAAAAATCGGGATCATACCGGGGTTCCTCGAATTCCCGCCCGGTCGCATTGCATCGGTACATGATTGACTTATCCTTTCAGCGTCTTTTGCTCCGCGAACTTATAGCACATGTGCGCCGCGTAGCTGATGGACTTGATCAGATCCAGCTCCGTGTCGCCGAAGATCTTTGCCCAGGCATACACCATCTCCTCCTCGCCAAAGGAGACGCCCAGCCGAAGCCTGTCCGGATGCACAGATAAGGTCAGATGGTAGGTCGATGCCCCCCCCTGAACGACAACCGTCTTTTCTTTAGGCAGAAAAGCGTCCTCCGGCAAGCCGAAGGTCTTACACAAAAACGAAAGGACAACCTCATTCATTTCGCCACGGGCGTAGGCGTTACTAAACACGCTGGTCGTGCGTCCGATGGATTCCGCCAGTTCCTTTCGACTCTCCGGACGGGATTCCTCCCATTCGCGCAATGCGTCCGGGTCTATCTTAATCTGTGCCATTTCAAACCTCTTTTCTTGACATCCGCCCCAAAGGGCGGTAAACTGTTCCTGTAAAATCTTTTTCAAGGGTTTTGCCCGCCCCGACGGAGTGCCAGCTCCGCTGGGGCTTTTTCATCTCTTGTGCCTGTGCTTCATTCTGGCCTTTTTCGCGGAGGCTTTCCGCCTCCCGGCGCTGGCGTCCCGCGAAGCCTCGGCGGCTGCGGCCCGTGCGGCATACACCTTGTCCCGCGCCGCCCGATACTCGGCGTACCCGTGGGAGCAGTGCAGCATGCAGTCGCCGCTTCTGTCCGGGCAGTCCGGCGTACAGGGGCTTTGCGGTGTCACCTGATGTTCCAGCATCACGCTCATACCACCACTCCCTGTTTCGCCTTCAGGCGGGCTTTTTTGTACTGGTACTGCTTGTCCGCCTTGTAGCCCTCCGGGTCTGTAAGCCGGTACTGGCGCTGATACTCGCGGTTGTATTCCCGTACATGGTCGCGGTTTTTGTCTCGCCATTGGCGGTTATATGCCGACCGGTCAGGACGCTTTTTCTCCCGCTCCCGGCGGCGCTCCTCGGTTTTCCCGTCATACCATCCCTTGTACTTGTAGCTGGCCTGATAACAGGTCGTGGAGCAGTAGTAGGTGGCGACCTGCCGTTTCCCGTCTCGCGGCACCTGGCGCACCCACGGCGTATCCGCCGTTGTGGTAAAGCTCTTCCCACAGATGCCGCAGGTGCGGAACAGCGTCAGCCGCTTGTCCACGACCTTCCGCTTTACGCTCATCCCGGCACCTCCCCCATCAGGTCGAACAGGGAGATGTTCATGTCCTCCCGCTCGAACTCCTGAAGGTAGCCCACAGCGTCACGGAAATATCCGTTGTTCAGCTCGCAGGCAAGACCCCTTCGCCCCGATTTGACCGCCTCCAGCGGCACCGTGCCGATCCCGCCGAAGGGATCATACACAAGGTCGCCGGGGTTGCTGTACCGGTTGATGCAGCGGTCTACGATATCCAGCTGGAGAGGGCAGACGTGGAGCTGCTGGCGGCGCTGGCTCTGGGTGGTATTCAGGGTGCGCATCCGGTTAATGTCGTCCCATACCTCATCCGTCCAGCTTCCGGGAGCCACCACCATGAAGGTGGCGGGCAGCTTCCCGTTTTCGTCCAACTCCTTCGCCATGCGGACATGTTCGGCGTAGTCATACACCGTGCCTCGGCTGTACTTGCGGTAGGCCGCCTGGATCTTGCCGGTGTCCATGTCCATGATCTCCTCTTTCGTCACCAGTCGGTCGCCGGAGGAGCGCCAATACCCGTGAGCGTCTATCTGCCACTGGGCGCGGGTGTACTCCTCTTTGGTCTTATGTACCGGCTCGTCGGCGTAGGCTTTGCTCCGGTCGGTGGGCAGCTTCCGGAACAAAAGGATATATTCCGGACAACCGACACCCATCTTGGAACCGTCCTTGCACTGCTCCGTCCAGCCCAGCCGGTACGTCTGGTTGTTCTCCCGCACCACATCCGTCACCACGGTAATCATGCCGAAATAGGCAAAGCCGTGCTGCATATAGTGCCGGATGCACATGGCGTGGAATGGCTCCATGGTAGGCATCCCCATGCCGGTGGCGTTGCCGAACAGCACCCGATCCTTGACGTGGCAGCAGAACACGCGCCCCGGCTTCAGCACCCGCAGCAGGTTAGGACTGAGATAGTCCATCTGCTCAAAGAACCGGCGGGTATCCTCGTTGTGGCCGAAGTCGTTATAGCTGGGGGTGTATTCGTAATGGTTGGAAAACGGGATGGAGGTCAGGATCATGTCCACGCTGTTTTCGGCCATCCTTGCCGTTTCCTCCACGCAGTCGTTATTCACCAGCGTGTAATTTTTGCCTTTCACTTCCACGCGCTCCACTCCTATGCTTCTGGCCATGCGCTCCGTTTGGGCGGAACCGCTCAAGCCGTATTTCCGCACGATCTCCCGCATCTTGCCTTGCAGGTACTCGTGCTGCTTCCATTTCTCCATCAGCACACGGTAAATGGGATCTTCCGCCGCCGTGTAAATAATGTCGATCACCACCTGCTCCGTCTGGAGGAAACGGTAAATGCGGTGTACCGCCTGAATGAAATCGTTAAATTCATAGTCGATACCGACGAAAATCGCCCTGTGGCAATGGCGCTGGAAGTTGCACCCGCTGCCGCTCAAGCTCTTTTTGGTGGCAAACAGCCGGCAGCGGCCCTCCGAGAAGTCGATCACCCGCTTCTCCCGTTCGGCATAGTCCATGCTGCCGTAGATGTCCACGGTGTCCGGCAGGGCCTTACAGATGGCGTGCCGCTCCGCCTCCAGATCGTGCCACAGGATAAAGTGCGCTTCCGGATCACTGTCCACGATATCTTTCGCCACGGCCACACGAGCGTCAATGCTCTCCCGCTTTTCCCGTGACGCTTCCGCCAGCGATACCGCCGCGTCGTGCATCAGCTTGAACTGACCGTCCCGGTCGGCGTCCTCGCCATACCGGCCCCGCACGATGTGCGTCCGCACATCCAGCGGCGGCAGCGCATAGCCGGTGTCGTCATAGCCCAGGTCAGAGGGCTTCCCGATGAACAGCGCCCAGCTCGACACCCACAGCCAGAATTCGTCCTCCTTGTGGGGGTACAGCGTCAGGTTGTTGGCCTTGGTGCTGTCCCGCTGGAAAAACCGCGTCAGGGCCTGTCCCGTGTCCATGATCTCAAGATACCCGGCGTAGTGGATCAGCTCCTTGTACCGGTTGGGCGATGGGGTAGCCGTAGAAACCAGCTTGTACTTCACGCCCTGAAATTTCGGCAGAAACGTCTGGTAGGTCTTGCTGCCAAAGGAACGCAGCACCGACGCTTCATCCAGCGCCACGGCCGTAAACCGCGTGGGATCTATGTCCCCGTCCCGCACTCGCTCATAGTTGGTCATTAAGATATCTCCGGCGCCGCTGTCCGCTTCCGCCATGCTGGTGATGTACTCCGGCGCCGCGTAATGCAGCAGCTCCACCGCGTCCCGCGTGAACTCCTGCCGGACACCCAGCGGCAGCACGATCAGCGCTTTGCCGCCCTCGTGGCGCACCGCTTGATGGCAGAACTCCAGCTCCTGCACGGTCTTGCCGAGACCGAAGCTCTCAAACAGCGCCCGCCTGCCGCCCCGCAGCGCCCATAAAACAGCGTCCCGCTGGTGCGGCTTCAGCGCCGGGTTGATCTCCTCCGGCGGCAGCGTAAAGCCTGTCTCACTGGCCAGCACGATCTTGGAGCGGAGAAATTCAAGATATGTCTCCACTGTTCATCACCGCCGCCCTTCCAGCCGGTCGATGAAACGCATGAACTTCACGGCCACGGTCAGCGCCCCGATATAGATCATGATGTAGGCGATCATGCGCACACCGTCCTTTCTGCGATCCATTTGTCCAGCAGCGTCTTGAAAATCTGGAACGACCGGCAGCCCTCCGCGCTGACGATGCAGATGCCGAACGGATACTGCCCCTGCTGGATGCCGTTGGCCAGCGCCGGATTGGAAATGCTCAGGCCGTGCTGCCGCAGATACGCGGCGGTCTGATTCAGTGTTAATGTCTCGATCATTGGTATCTCCTTCCTGTGGTAAGGCGTTTTCATTCGTGGTCAATCGCTTCGCTAATCGCGCCGTCCACGATCTTCAGCACGATGCGGCACTCCTCATAGCTCACGGCCAGATCTGCCGTGACCAGCAGATTGAGGATCTTGCTTGCGGCTTTCATCAGGTTTGCCATGCGGGCCGGTGTGATGTAGTAGCCGCACTGCTGTATCACCCGTTCTTTCTCCGCGTTCAGCTTTTCAACTGGTGTCATTGGTTTCTCCTTCCTGTGGTGAGGTGGTTTTTCTTGTGCCGTCTGTCCTTTCATGGTAGAATTGAGAGGAAAGGCGGTGTTCTTGTGATTTTTTATCCAATTTTCTATGCGCCAAATGAGAACTGGGCTGTTGCTGCATCATTAGAATCCGGTGGATTTTCGCCCGATTGTGCTTTCGCAATGTCCGCCACGCTGGGCGGTGTTTGCCTTGCCTTTGAAAACATCTTCGGAAAAGACATTCTCCGCCAATACCCGCGCCTGACTGTTCTAAATTCTTCGGAAACACCGCAATGCTTTTCCGGTGCCCAGTTGATTTTCCTGTCCACCGAGGGGAATTACCCCCAGCAGCATATCTACCAGTTCGCCCATGAGCTGTGCCACTTCGTGATCCATAAGCCCGTGTGCAGTGCCTATCGTTGGCTGTCGGAAACGCTGTGCGAGGTCATGTCATGGTGTGCTTTGTCATGGGTCTATGAACACCGGGAGGATGCCCCTCTGTGGCCATGTCGCGGCATATACGCCTCTTTTCCTGACTACATCGCCAACTCCCGGCAAGACCGGCTGGAACTTGACGGGCAGCCCCTGCGCCAATTCGTCGCGCAGAACCTGTCCCATTTGCGCGTCGACTGTTATGACCGCCGTATGAACCGCGCCATCGCCAATGAGCTGTTTCCCATGTTCTGGGATCACCCGGAGCTGTGGCAGTCCGCATTGCAGCTTTCACTGCTTACCGATGAAATGTCGCTGGACGCCGCTCTGTGTCTCATGTGCGATACAGCAGGGATATCAAGTGACATCCGTGATGCCATTGTGGCGCTGCTGGTCTGCCGGCAGTAAGCGGCGCTCAAGTAGCTCCACGGTCTGCCATACCACGAAGTAGTCCACCGGCACATACCTGTTTCCGTTTGCGTCCCGCTGCGCTGCGCTCTTGGCGTCCATCGCCTTGCGTAGCTCTGCAACAAGGTGCTGCGTCAGGTCTGTGTCATTCGCAACCCCGTATACGCCCATCGGCCCTACGATTCCCATTGATCTTCCCCCTTTCTTTCCATACTATGGTGAGGTGGATTCTTACTTGCTTCTCGCCCCCTCCCGTGCTACACTGAAAGGGAAAGGAGGTGAATTATTATGATCGTTCCTCGCGTTCTACCCCATCGCAGGCAGTCTGACCGGGGGCGTAACTGCGGCGCAGCTTGCCTCGCCATGCTGTTTGAGCATTACAAAATTCGGCCAAGCAATCTGAAAGATATTACATCTCAAGTCTCCGCCCCAGGTAAGGACGGGCTGCCGCTATGCTTTAACAGTCTTATTGTCCAATATGCGCAAAAGCGCGGTGTGCATTGCTCAGTTGTCTCCGCTAGAGACCCGCGCACTTTTATCCCTTATTGTCTGGAACAAGGCTTCGAGTTGTTTGTGAACTATCATCCGATATTGGGAACCCAATTGCTCACTATTCTCTGGTATCCTATGTCTCCGGAGATAAAGTGTACTTGAATGACCCGCAACTTGACGCTCCATTGGGAGTCAATCACGAGGTTTCTCTGGATGCGTTATGCCAAGGGTTGCAAAAGACCGGCCCCAACGACACGCTTGG